CGTAAAAACCCATTTGAAATCCGTTCTGATATGCTTCAACTAGCAAAAGATTACATGGATCAGCAATATTATATGAATAAAGAATTTGCTGAGAAAATGTTTGAAGCTGGTAAGAAATCAGTAGAAGAATTGCAAGAAGCAAATAAAATGTATACCATGGAAGAGCTAATGGAAAAAGCTCGAGAAATGTATACCTTTGTTTCCGATAAAGGCGATAAGTAATTAATTGCCGGCTGCCGGGAACGGTGATCCATCGCTTCCGGCGCCACCCCCGCCACCAATTGCATTTACATTGCTTGTTTGAACAGTTGTAGAGCCACCAACTGATGGTCCTCCATTTACTGTTGTAGGCGCGTAGTTTACGATTGCAGGTATTCTAGGATCCCCAGCATTAGCAGCAGCTTCTACCGCGGCTGATCTAGCAGGGTCTAATCCAGGAACAAATGCCGAAGTGTCAGTAAAGCCTGCAACTTTATTTTGAAGGTCCCTATTAGCTTGAGGCATTGGAGTCATAGAGCCCTGTCTTCGCATTTCTTCTTCTGACATGCTAGGTGCAACTGATTGAGATTGAACTGTTACTTCATCTCGAGCATCTCTTATTCGACGAGTATTTGCTTCTGATTCTGCTCTTACTTCGGCATCTTTTTCATCAATTTGCTTTTGTACCTCTGAATCTATCTTTTCTTCAGTTCCCGTGAGCCAATTATATAATTTCATCCCAAGGGTTCCTACTATGCCGAGAAGAGCACCGACAAGCATACCTTTTGGCCCAAAGAAAGATCCAATTGTTGCGCCTTGAGCAGCTCCTGCAAAGACATCAATTGTGATGTCTGCAATATTTCCAAATCCTTCGCCAAAATTGTCGCGCGCGCCTTCTTTCAATTTGTCGCCGAAGACTGCTAGACCTATGCCCACTGCTCCAATAACAGCTGTTCTTAGATTGTGAGTTGGGTTAATTGATCCTGGTCTACTTACTCCTGGTGCAAGACCAGCAATTGCTTGACCCGTCTGTCTTGCGACAGCGCCCGTAACTAAACCGGCTGTAAGTGATGGCAATATGGCTGCCATTGGATTGTTGAAGAAATTGAGAATTTTGTTTGCCGCGCCAGGCAATTCCCTGGAAATTGTTCCGAATGTTTCTCGTAATTTAGGAAAATCTACGTCAGCAAAAACTCCTTTAACATCTGACATAGTTTTGTTCGCGTCGTTAATTAGTTCTTTAGATTTGTCAATCATTTCCGGAATATCTTCACGGATTTCCGAAACTGTTTTTTGAACATCATCGACTGTTTTTTCAACTTTATTTAATACACCATCCTCACCAACAAATCTTTCTTTTTGCTCTTCATACATTTTTTGAGCATCGTCAAGGGTTGCAGAATAAGAATCAAATTTACCTTTAGCTTTTTCTGTGTACTCTTCTAGACTATCTAAAGAATTTGCAAAAACTTGAGGAGCGCGTACTAATACGCTATCTTTAAAATTCTTAATACTTTCTATTGTACTATCTAAGAATTTATCGGCTTCGCCTTCACCCATTTTTTCGTCAATAAAGCCTTTAGCAACTTGCCAAAGAACGGCTGCACCAGCAACACCGATTGCTCCGCCTATTGCAAGTCTTCCTAGTCCACCAACCACTCCAGTAAGTGCGTTACCAAGTAATGCAACTATTCCACTATCTCTTTCGCCGCTAGATTCTACCGTTGGTGAGAGTGGCGAAGCCGCAACACGCTCTGATTTTAATTCGTCTAATTCGTTTTGACGCTCTAACTCACGGACGCGATCTCTTTCGATGCCGAGAGTTTCTCGCATCATTTCAGTTTGTTCCATTACGTTATTCGCGATTGTATCAAAAAGACCTTCAAATTTACCCAACTCAATCTTAACACTTTTGACTGAGTGTGCGCCTCTGTTGCGGAGTAGGTCACCTTCTTTTTTCAGGCGATCTAAAATTTCATTTGTTTCTTCTGATACTCTTGGATTAGCCATTTATTTAGCCTGTTGCATCTCTTTTTGTTTTTCGATAAAGTTAATTAGCATACCAAAATATAAATCTCGCTCGAAGGGAATCATTCCTTCCAGTTCTGATATAGAGTATTTATGGTGCTGTGCCATCGCAAATACTGTTTGATACCAGTTTTCGAGATTTGTATGACACAGCATTAGATAAAAAAACTGCGCATACCCTCGATTACAAATGTTCTTTCTGTACCATCTTCTCTCGTGTACGGCATTTCATGTCGTAGTTTTGGCATGGTAGCAAAGAAAGATTGAACACTCTTTACAGTTTCACCAGTTAAATCATCCATAAATGATTCAATATCATCTGAAGAGTAATCTTTAAAGTGATACGTTTCATCATCACTTACGATTTTATCTAAACATGAAACCATAACATAGTAATTCACCAGTGGATCTTTCGGATCCATCTTTACAATCTCAGTAAACTCTTTAATTGTAGGATACTTTAAGAACAAATAAAACTCATCGTTTAGCTTTATTTTATTTGAATGTTCTGGATCGTATGTGACTTTTACTTTTTCAAGATCTAAATTTAATTCTACAGTTTCTTGAGTTTGGTCATCTTTGATTGTAAATGCTACATTGTTTTCAACAGAACGTGCGCGCAATGTAAGTAGAAAATATTCTAAATCAAACATTGCAAATTCGTCAACGTCTGCATCAATTAAGCAGTTACCAACGATTTGGCGTGCTGCAATCATTTCTTGTTCAGCATCGCCTGATTCCTGAGCAACGAGAAGAATCTTTTCTTCCTTTACCGTAAATGGTCGATACTTAACAGTTTTCTTTGTAGAAGGTAATGTAAGTTCAAAAATTGGGAGGTCAATTTTAGGTAGTGCCATAATGTAAACTCCTGTCGTTTAGTTTCCGCCTGCTAATCTATCAGCGGCATTATTAAATCTGGTTAATGTATTTATAGCGTCTTGTATACCTGATGGTTTAAAACCAGTATCTACTACTTGACTTAAGACGCCAACTGTTGTAAGTAGCTCGAGTAATCCGTTTCCTCTATTACCACGGGTAGTTGGTCTTCCAACTCTTTCACCATCATATTGAATATCGTCGTACGCAAATGATACACCGCATGTTGCAAAACTGTTTTGCTGATCCCACGATAAGTCAACGTCTCCAACCGCAGTTGGGAATGCATTGTCTAAAACAACTTCGTAATATGGTTTATTAATACCACCTAGTCTTTCAAGAAAATTGCGCTCTTGCTGAAAAGACGAATAATGACGAATGATAATACGACATGCATATTCATCTTTATAGCCTAATTCATATGGAAGTTTACCATCTACTTCAGCCATGTTACCACCGGCTGTACTATAGTTAATTACATTTTGCATCCATCCGTGAAGGAAACTTACGATTTGGTGATTAGAATCCAGCATAAAAATACAATTTACGTTGTCAGATCCCATACCCATTGCGAATGTCTTAGGACGTTGTGCAACTCCTTGGTACACTGCAGTTTCAACTTGCATCGATGGAATAGCAACTGATTTGCAAAAGAAAGTTAAATCTCTCGATCTTGCGTTTGATCCAAATACAAAAGGCGGATTTACAAAAATTACTTCAAACAAACCAGGATGAGCTGGTCCGCCAAATTTGTTTACCTGAGATTTGAATTCGTTAATGTTAAATGCCATTTATCTTTTTCCACGTATGATTCTTCTTGAGTCAGCGTATACTTTGTTCTTACCAGCTCCAACGAAGGATGCTGTTGGTAGAAACAATGCCATATCCCATTCGGTAGGCTCAATATACACAAACTTAGTTTTTACATGTTTATTTAGGTAATGTTTGACTGTTGGTTTAAAAGCATTAAATTTTGCAGCACTCTGTAGCTTTTCATAGGAAATACGCAATCGAGTAGATGTATCTAACCTTTGGTTTGTAACTGTATCATATAGTGCATCCATTAGCTGAGCGCGTAACATCGGTGGAAGGTAATGCATGTTTAATCCTAAGAATCCACCAGCAGCAGGGCCAATTGGAAAGACTAATGGAAACTTGTCGTAATATGGAAGCGTTGCTTTAAACTTTGGATCGTAACCAAACATATACATGTCACCAAAACCGGCCGATCCAGTTTGGCGATTTTTAGAGTCACGCATTACTTTATCTTCTGTTACACGGCCTGGACTTACAGCCGCGGCTCTGTTTCGGTACCACGTACGACTTGCCTCGGTGCGACCAGGAATCTCTCCTGCTCGGATACCTTTGAGTAGAATGTCGTCAAATACTTTTGCTACCATTTATCTTTTTGCTCCCGGTATGTGGTCTTCAGTCCAGATTTGGAAATCCCATCCACGGTCTGCACAATAATTTTTAGCCGCTTTCCATTTGGCTTCGTTTACACCCCAGGTTCGCACCTCGTTTAAGTAACGTCGAGATGGTCTTCCTTTTACTGTTTTCTTATTACGAATATCAGGTGGCTTGGTTTGTGCCTTTGGTTTGATTTCAATCATAATCGTTTTAGTTTTGCCATCGCGTTGTTTTACATGAGCAATCACATCAGGAAAATAACGGTGCCTTCTGCCGTCAATAGGCGAAACGTATGGTACAATTACTTCTTCACTCTGCCACCACAAAACATCAGGATGGCGATCCATATCACTAAACACTCTTAATTCCCAGCCAGACCTATAATAAATCTTTGTAGGATCTCCTTTGTATTTAGAAGGATTTTTAGGCCTGAACCTCCCATTATAAGCCAAACAACACTCCACAATTTAGTATAAATAATCACATAGATATTTATATAAAAAAGGTCAATCTGAATGGCAGATACAGGAAATCCAAATAGTCCAGGTGCACAAAGGCCAAAGCAACGGCAAGCTTTGCTCTCATTTCCCACGCGTGAAATGCCGCACTCTATTCTATTGGTATTTAAAAAATATAAGTATACTAGCATTGAAGAAGGCTATTCTTTACTTAGGACTAAAAGATCTGGGCCTTCGCAAAGATCATCGTCAGCCGGCGTGGACCTTAAAGATTCAGTAGGTATTGAACTACCGTTTCCAACAAACCTTACCGATAACACAAGCTTGCGCGTTGCAGGATTTGAGAGAGATCCTGTAACTGAATCTTTAGCTGAACTAGGCGCGGCCGCTTTAGGCAATGGCAATAAAACAATAAGTCAAGTTTTAAACGATAGTAAAAACTTTTTAAACAATCTAGGAGCTGATGCTGCGAAGGCTTTCAAAGGTTTGGACTCGGGAAATTTAACTATTGAATCTGGCTTAGACGCCGGCATGAATATATTAAAAGACATTGGAAACCAGAACGCCGGCCAGCTAACAAGAGCCGCAGCCTATTTACTTAGATCTAAACTGCCTGGCGATATTAGTAAGTCTGTCGATCTTGCTTTGGGAACAACAATTAACCCGCGAGAAACGCTAGCATTCGAAGGTGTAAATCTTAAAACACATAGTTTTTCTTGGGAACTGTACCCAAGTAATAGACAAGATTCTCAGGTAATTAGACAGATTATAAACACGATTAAAAGAAATTCTTTACCAGAGGCTGTTAACCTAGGAGATACTGATAGTGCATTCAGCGTTGCTAAAGCATTTTTAGATTATCCAAGTACTGTTGATATGTATTTGTTAGGTGTAAATACCGAGCACTTTGTAAAATTTAAAACAAGCATGGTAAGTGACGTAAGTGTTGATTATGGCGGTGGTGGAATCGTATCAATTCTTCAAGGTGGCTTGCCAGCAAAAGTTACTTTGTCGATGACATTTAATGAAATGCAAATTCACACCGCAGACGAGTATCCTGACGGCCTTGAACCAGAACCACCGGCTACAGAAGCATCCACAGTAACGGAATAAGATATGGCAACAAAATATTTTGAAAATTTCCCTGTAATTAATTACGATGGTCAAGAAATTCGTGACATTACTCGACGCAGTGTTTTTGTTAAAAATGTCTCAACAAACCCGTTAGCATTTTTGCCATATACAGTTGAAGAGGGTGAACGGCCAGAGGATATTGCAAACTGGTATTACGGAAGCACGGATTATACGTGGCTTGTTCTTATGTCAAATAACATTGTCGATCCATATCATCAATGGCCTAAAAGTATTAATGAATTTAACAATTACCTTATTGATAAGTATCGTGAGCAAAGCGGTAAAGAAGGTAATGATATTTTAGAATGGGCCCGAGGCGATAACGATGAAAATATTGTTTATTATTATCGCGATGTAGAACCAGAATTCTTTGATAACGTAACATCGATTGATAATTCAGCAAATAGTAACGTGGTAGTAGATTTATCAGATGAAGTTACAGATTCTGAAGATCTTGCTGGAGAATCAGGAACAGGTGGAGGTATTATTTACTAATGGCTGTTGATATTATACGACTAGCACCGGAATCATTCCGAACGATTTACCTTCGTCGAGAAGACCGTGTAATCTTGCGTACTGAAACTGGCCGTAAGATTATTATTAAACGTATTATTCCTGACGAATGGAAACCTTGGCGTATTTACGACGACGAGGAAGCAAAGAACGATAACAAAAAAGAAATCTTTTTAATTGACAAGAGATTCCTTCCATTAGTTGTCGAAGAGTTTAAAAAGAAAATAAGAAATCCTGAGTCATAATGCCATTACAAGAAGGTTATAACCCATCCGGATACGATTTACAAGTGGCGCGATTAACGCCATACGGTGGAGGTGAGCCTTTAAACATAACTGAATCTATTTCTAAAATTGAGATTAGTCAAAATTTAGATAGTATTAGTTACAGCGGTTATATTGAAGTTTTAGATAATGTTGGTTTACTTGAAAACTTGCCAATCCGTGGCGAGGAAATATTAGATTTAGAAATACAAACTCTAGATTTAAAAACTAAAATTAAGCAAAAACTTTTTGTTTATTCTGTTTCTGATTTGCAAATTTCTAGTGAAGGCAAAGGCCTACTTTACAAACTGAATTTTATTTCGCATCTGTCTTTTAAAGCTGGCACTCGAAAAGTACGAGAAGCATTTCAGAGTAAACCGCAAGACATTGTAAAAAAATTATTTCAAGATAGCTTTTCAAAGATTAAATCAGAAGCAGAAGAATTAAATTTTGAAACAAAGCGCTTTCCTATTGTTGACGATAGAGAAAGAAATCTTTTTATTCAGCCTGGTACTACTGGTAAGCTTGAGTGCATTATACCAGATTATTTACCAGGGAAGGCAATGTCTTTTGTAGCTCAAAGAACATTTAATTCAAATACACCTTCGCAGTTTTTCAGATTCTTTGAGACATTAGAAGGTTTTTACTTTTGTACCGACGAGTTTTTGATGGCAGAAGGCGCTGAAGAACCTTTCGCATTATTTTATACACCTGCAACTGGCTCATTAGATCCTCGTAATCCAGCAGATCAATTAAATAGAGTTGAAGCAATATCAATTATAAACCGCGGATCTAATACAGGATCTAGTTTGTATAATGGTGCATACACAAGTCAAGTAAAGGAAGTAGATTTACTTCGTCGTAAAATTACAAACAGAAACTTCTTTTACACAAAGGATGCTAATTACGTTGATAACTCTGGCGAAAAAGCAAAAGTATCCAATGCACCGCACTCAAAAGAATTTATTGATGAAACATTTAATTTAGATGTAGCTAAACATGTAATGGTATTTAAAGACTATTCGGGTGAGAACGATAATGAAGGACAGTTGAGAGGAGAACAATTCTTTCCTGAAATTATATCAAATCGACTTGCCTATGTCAACCATTCTAATGCAATTTTATTGGCATGTCAATTAAAAGGTCGTGCTGATTTAATGCCTGGAAAGGTAATTGATTTATCTGTTCAAAATGCTGACGCAAGCGAAGATGTAAAACAAAATGCTCAACTCTCGGGTAGATATTTAATTCGTAAAACTACTCATACGTTTGATAAGGGTGTTTTGAGTACAGCTATGACGCTTGCTAAATATGATTGGAGTAAATAATGTTTGAAACTGGTGTAGGCTTAAAAAATCCACTATTCTTTATTGGCTGCGTAGAAAACATTGTTGACGAACGCCGTGAAGGCAGAGTCCAAGTACGCGCATTTAATGTGCACGGAACAAAGGATGAGATTCCAACAGAGTTTTTACCTTGGGCAAATGTCTGCTATGGTAACTATGATCCAAATACCCGTTTGGCACTCAACGATTGGGTCTTTGGCGTATTCTTAGATGGCCGTGAAGCACAACAACCAATGGTGATTGGTTTAATTCCAACACAAATGACTCAGGCACCAGATCCTGAAACAGAAGGCCACGGCACTGTTCCTTCTGGGGATTGTGACATACAATTAGGACCTAATGCTGCACCTCATGCAGGGCAGCCAAGAAACTCTCGTCTGCATCGTGGTGAAGAAATTCATAATACATATATTCCTGTCCAAGAAATGATGAGACAAGAAGATATTGAAGGCGCCAAAGGATCTGAAACTTGGTCAGAGCCACCACCCGCATTTAATGCAGAATACCCGTATAACCGAGTAATTGAAACAGCAAAGCATTCTATTGAAATAGATGATACGCCAGGTGCTGAACGCATTATGGTTCGTCACAATTCTGGATCCTATATTCAAATTGATGATCGCGGTTCTCACACTCATAAAACAACCGGCGATAAGTTTGATGTAAACGATAACAACCAATACGTTTATGTTAATGGCTGTTCTAATGTAACCATTAATGGCAACGCATATGTAAAAGTCAATGGTAATAAAGTAGAAGAAATCGATGGCGATCTTCAACAATTAGTGCACGGAAACTATTTACTATCAGTCGGCGGTGAAGCTGACATTTCTGCTTCCGAAGGTTTAAATATGCGAGCGGTTGATATTCGTGCAGAAGCAAATCAAGGTGAAATGCATTTATTTGCATATAAAAACATGAAGCTTGCGACAAGCCAAAGCGTAACTGATGGGCAATATGGTACGCTTCATATTGCATCAGATAAAATATCAGCACAAGCATATGACAAATTACATTTACGCGGCGAAACACAAGTAAACATTCAATCAATTGCTGAGATGAACTTATCATCTGTCAAAATGCAAAACTTTAGCGTAACAAACGATTCAGTAGCAACCAATCATAAAATTACGTCGACTGTTGCAACAGACATTACATCAACAGTGGCAACATATCTTGGCTCTACTGCAACTGTTCATATTAATGCTCCATTTGTCAATATGGATTCTATTATTAGCTTGGCAAATGGAGACGCAGGAACAGCAACAGCTTCTACGATTGCTGCAGAATTCTTAAAACTACCAGTATCTAAGCCATTCCAAAATGCTTCACCAATTCCAGAATTAGCAATTAAGGCTGAGAAACCAGAAATTCCCGCTCCTGTTGAGCGTAGAACGTCAGTTATCTCTGAATGCTCTCCTGCTAAATTCTCAGGTGGAATACTTTCAGTTGACGAGGAGGATGCATCATGAGTAAATGTACGCCTTGCGATATTAATACTAATGACTTATATACAGAAAATCAAAATCGCGTCAATACAACTAAGGTTTATGTCAAGCCAAATGGTGAGTTTGCATTAGATCAGGTTGATGTATTAATTGCTGATTTTAATCGTAATATTGTACATGAAGTAAAAAACAATGCGCTTGAAAGAATATTAGATCGTTTTGGTGACGATTTTTTAGATAGCGTAAATGAAATATCAAGTTTTGTTGATGGAAAAGATTTAGGACCTTATCCTGAATTGCAAGAACGAGTAAATACAGGTGTTCCATTTACTAATCTTGAAATTGCTAGTTTTTATGAAGAAGGCATTTATACGCCAAGTAAAGTTACGAATAATATTGCAAAATCTCCAGGTAAATTTCTTGATGAATTAAACTGTTTCTTTATGGGCAGTGCAATTACTAAATTTATGGGAGGCTTTTGTAGTACCTTAAAAAATGTATTTGGTGCAGTTCAGGGATTTTTTGATTTAATTGGAGCTGTTGGTGGACTTATTAATAGCGCATTGGATGCTTTGAGTAAAATTCAAAATCTAGAGGATGCAGTAAAAGCAGCCTTTGAAAAAATTAAAGTTCAAGCAATTATCGAAGCAATTAAAGATACAATCATAAATGCTATCAAAGCACATTTAGCTTGTGTAATTAAAGCAGTGCAAAACTTCGTTGGTGTGTTTGAAGAGATTGAAAAAGCTGGCCAGCGCATTGATCCAAAGCTAGCTGAAAGATATCAAGATTTAAAAGATCATGTATCAAAAACATTTAGTGAAGAAAACCAAGAATCTTTATTGAGAAAAATCGAGGGCACGATTGATTACGCTGTAAATCGTTTTGCAAATCCTGCTATTGCTGAAATAGAATATTTAGCTTTCCGCATGTGTGGAATGGCATCAGCTGTAGAACAACTTATTACAAATCAAAAATTACCATTAGATCGTTTTGCTGAAAAGATTGCTGACACATTTGAAAAAGCCGAAACAAACTCAGCACCTGCTACAGCAGCAGCCGTAGAGGCAGGTGCAATACGTTTATCCCCAGAAGCACGCCAAGAAGAAATAAATAAGACTGTGGACCGTTGTAAGGAAGAGGCCGAAAAGGTTGCTGGTACTGGAGACGATGACGATCCACCTGTTGTAAATGCTCCGGCTATTACACCTGAAGAAATTGAAGGTATACCTGATTATGAAACACTTATTGCTGGCGGAGATTCAAGAATTACTTTAGGCCCTGGCTTAGGACCTAATAAAATGGGTGCGGATGGTTGGTATGGAATTAAACCTGAAGCTCGTGCTAAACTATTGAGGCTACAAGAAAAACTCGGCAAGAGAATCCAAGTAAATAGCGGATATCGTAGCCCAGCATATAATCGTAAGGTTGGCGGAGCCAAAAGATCTAAACATATGGATGGAACAGCTATCGACATTACATTTGCCGGATTTAACAGAGAGGAAAGAGCTAAAGCAGCTCGTATTGCAAGGGAAGTAGGATTTAAAGGTCTTGGTTACTATAACTCATTTTTACATGTAGATTTAGGACCAACCAGGTCTTGGGGTTAAATAAATGACAATTAACTTAATTACAGCGAGATCTAAAAAGATTTCAGTATTTTCAGATTTTAAAAAGAATCTGGAAATCAGCGCTTTGTCTAATGATCTGACTGTAAACAAAGATGAAGATGCCGTAAAGGAATCTTTAAAAAATCTTATTTTAACCGACCGTGGCGAAAGACTGATGCAGCCAGAGGTTGGTGGCAATATTCGTGCAATGTTATTTGAAAACATGACGCCGGCCGGACTAAAATTAATTGAAGACCAAGTACGAACAACCATTGAGATATATGAGCCTCGAGCACAATTGCAAGACGTAATTGTATCAGCAAGCTTGGATGATAACACAGTTAGAGTTAAGGTAATATTCTTTATAAGAAATATTGACCAAGCGCTCGAGTTAGACGTATTCTTAGAGAGGACCAGATAAATGGCTAAGCTCAATATTACAGAGTTAGATTTTGAGTCGATTAAAGAACAGCTCAAGGACTATTTAACCACACAAACGAAGTTTAAAGACTACGATTTTACTGGTTCAAATATGGCCGTGCTATTAGATGTGTTAGCATATAATACATTTCAAAATAACTTTTATACAAACATGGCAATCAATGAGATGTTTATTGATTCTGCTGTGATTCGTAACTCAGTTATATCTCATGCAAAAGAATTAAATTATCTACCTCGTTCAAAAAGATCAGCTCGAGCTATTGTAAAAGTAAAAGTAAATGATACAACTATCACAGATTCTACAATTACGATTCCACAGTATGCTGAATTTGGTGCTAACTTCCAAGGACAGAAATTTACATTTGTAACAGACAAAGCGCACGTACTTCGCAAAACAGGTGTTGGTGTTTTTGAATCTGATAACATTACATTATTTGAAGGATCGATGCTTACCAGTTTTGAACGTGAAGGTTTCTTTATTGACGATGATGGTATTCTTCGTGTTATTCTTACAAACGAAAATGCTGATACAGATTCTATTGAATGTTTCGTTGATGCTGAAGCAACTGAAGACCGTAACGTGTTTGTTCGTAAAGATACAATCTTCGGCGTTGGTGCAAAGGATAAAGTATTTTATGTAGAACCATATTACGATGGCCGATACACAGTTTATTTCGGTAAAAATATTTTTGGTCTTCAGCCAACAGAAGTTGAAGACGTTCGTGTAAAATATCGAATCACATCTGGTTCAGAAGGAAACGGTGTAAACCAATTTAGTATTTCTTTATCAGACGAAGGTAGAACAACAGTCACAACAATTGCTAAAGCGGTTGGCGGCGCAGACGAAGAATCAGTCGAAAGTATCCGATTTAATGCACCAAAAAGTTTCCAAGTACAAGAACGTGCTGTTACTTCATCTGATTACGAAAATCTTCTCAAAGCAAAATTCCCTGAAATCCAAGCCGTGTCTGCTTACGGCGGTGATGAACTAGATCCACCACAATTTGGTAAGGTTGCTATTTCAGTTTATCTTGGCCAAGAAACAGAAATCCTTTCAGGCACATTAGCAAGTACATATATCAATTATCTAAAAGACCGAGCACCACTTGGTATTGAACCAATCTTTAAAGAATCAGAGTTCTTTTATGCTAATCTTGAAATTGATGCTTATTACAGCGCAAAAGAAACAACAAAATCTGTTGGTCAATTAGAAGAATTAATACGAACAGTTGTAAAAGATTACTCGGTAAATAACCTTGACGATTTTAATAAGGTATTACGTATTTCTAAATTGTCAGCAAATATTGACGCTAAAGATATTGCTTTCCAATCTAATAGTATTTGTGCTTTCCCATTTATTGCTTACACACCAGCAACGAATGTGAAACTGAATCCAACATTTAAGTTTGAAACAAAATTAGCTAAGCCGTATCCATTTAGATCGGCAAACGGTTTTACAGAATATAAGCCGGCTATTAAAACAACTAACTTTACTGTAAATGGCGTATTAGTATTCTTACAAGACGACGGCCTTGGTAATATTATGCAAGTTACAAGTAACCAAGCTAACCCACAGATCGTAAAGCCAAAAGTCGGAACTGTAGATTATGTAAATGGTATCGTAAAACTGACTGACTTTGAAACAGAAAGTTATACAACTCAAGAAATTAAAATCATCGCACGAACAGCAGCAGACGATATTAAATCTCCAACAGGTCGAATATTCTATGTTCGTGACACAGACGTAACAGTTAACATAATTGAGACTAAGTAATGGCTGTACCAATAGAAAAACAGATAGCCTTTAAAATACGAGATCAGTTTCCTGCTCTTTATCGAGAGTATGGTTCTCAACTCGTTGACCTGGTGGAAGAATACTATCATTTTCTAGAAGAAGAGACAAATCAGTCTGTATATAACGCTCGTAGATTATTTGAATATAGAGACGTAGCGCAAACTCTTCCAGATTTGGTAATACAATTCCACAAAATGTTTATGCCTGATGTTCCTTTGCAAAAGCCATCAGACATAAGATTTATTGTAAAAAATATTATGGACCTTTACAACCGTAAAGGCACGCCAGGTGGTATTCTGTTATTCTTTAGAATACTCTATCAACAAGATGTAGAAATTCGTTATCCTGCATCTAAAATGATGAAGGTTTCAGATTCAGATTGGCGCTCAGGTGTTTACCTTCAATGTTTTCCAAACGATAACTCATTTAAAGATAAAGATGGTAAGAAATATACTTATGCCGATTTGATTGGTAAAAACATTCGCGGTAGTATTTCTAAAGCTCGAGCAGCTGTTGATAAAATTAACTTTGTGCTTTTAAACTCTACACTTACACCGGTCATTTATATTTCTGATGTAAAAGGCGACTTCATTAAATACGACGATTTGCTTACAACAGTAAACGGAAAAGAAGTTTCTTTTGGTCGACTAAATGGCTCGGCATCAAGCATTGAAATTGATTTGGATTATGGCGGAGCTACAGGCAATAAAGTAGGTGACATTTTAAATATCGATGGTCTTGGCGAAGGCGGCAAGGTTATCGTCACGGATCTTGAAGATGAGTTTACCGGGACAATTAATTATACAATTAAAGATGGTGGTTTTGGTTATACAGTAGAAAATACTAAGCTTTTAGTTTCAAGCCAAAGTATTGTATTACCAAACCCAGATTTAGCGTTTGAAATTGAAGAAGAACTTACTGACGCAGCTAACAATGTTGGTATTGTAATTGGACAGTCTGCATTTGCGGTTGGAGTGTATTTTGCAAACTCTGCTCATGAATTTGATATTAGTAGAAATATTTACGCTTCCGATAGAAGCAGCTATCCGCTTATTCGTGACCTTACAGCAAATACGGGCCAGCAGACTACAATATCAGATAAAAATGATTCGTCGCCTGGCGACTTATTTGCAATTACTGCAAACACGGGCGATGTAAAAGTCGGTATTACAAATATTGAAAATGTATCGCTTATCACAGATTTAATTAGTGGTAAATTATCAGTTACGATTAACGCTGCAGATTATAACGTTCAAGCTGATCCAGATTTTTCTGGAGATGCCGACCCGGTGAATTTAACTACTGCAATTGAAGATGCTTTCGATCTTACACCATTTGCAATTGGTACTATCAATGAGCTTATCAACGTAAACCCTGGTGAAGATTATGTAACAGATGTTTGGACTATTGCTCGAGACGAGCAAATGACAGCCTTTGATAGATTTGAGCAAGTTATCGTTTTGGATAACGTGTCAGCTGCAATGTCAAAGGGTGATACAATTACTCAGGCAAATACTGGAATTAATGCTAATACAACAGTAACTGGACAAATTACCGATATTAATTCATCTGAAGGTTTTATTCGTGTAAGACCATTTAGCTATTATGGCTTTGAATCCAATGCAGATGATATTATCCATAAGGGCAATAACTACGAAGTTGTATATGTTGCTCGAGATTATGATGCTGATAAACTTGGTGAATCTGCAGATATTAATTCCAGAACAATTTTCTCAAGTGGCAGAATTAAAGAAGCAAAAATTTATGAATCTGGACTGGGATATATTGACAACGAAGTCGTGTTCCTTACAGATGACGATGGAGATATTAAAGCGCGAGGTACTCTTTCAGCGGCATCTCAAGGTATTACATCTGGTTACTCCGCAAGCTTCAACTCTCACCTAAGTGGATATTGGACGAACCCAGAAACAAGTACATTTGAATATTTTGATAGTGGTAAAAAAATTCAAGATAGCGATTATTACCAAGAGTATTCGTATGAAATTAAAGGCACCGTTGCAAGAAGCGATTATGAAGAGCCTCTCAAGCAATTAGTGCATTTATCTGGTACAAAACTATTCAGTGATTTCCAACACAAACGAAAGATGTCGTTTGGTCCATTAGAGGCTGGTGTTGCTCATAGATTTAATCAGATTATTAAGATTGATACAGAAGTTGGTGGAGATCCAATTGTTGGTCCTAATCAGGTAGTTGCAGGTGATGGCGGTGCGTTAAGCGTAGACGCTTCAGATTATACAGCGGATACTACAGAACTTTCAGCTGACATGACTTCCGAGCCGTAAATAAATAGTTAAAAATAACAGGAGCAAAAATGGCAAAGCAGGTAATTAATACGGGTACCGTTCCTGACGACGGCACGGGTGATAACCTCAGAAACGCGTTCGTAAAAGTCAACTCGAACTTTACCGAACTATACGACTATAACGCGAACACAGATAACCAAGCTGGTATTGGCTTAGATGATATTAGCGTAACTGTAGCTGGATCCCCGAATGGTAACGGTAACTTAGCTTATAACAATGGAACTGGAGTTTTTACTTTTACTCCTGCTGATGTTCCGGCAGAGCTTACCGATCTAGGAATTAGCGATGGTTCTGCAAACCAAGTTCTTACAACAGACGGTGACGGAGCCTTTAGTTTCGCAAACGTTACAGGCCTTAAGGCACGCGGAGAACTCGCCGGAACAACATCATCTTTGGCTGATGATGGATCGGCTAACTTAGATATTACAGGGCATAAAGGTTACGCTCTACTTGCGATTGAAGTAGATCGTGCTGCTTGGGTAAGAGTATATACTCATAGTGCAGCAAGATCGGCAGACGCTTCAAGAGCGCAAACAGAAGATCCTGCCTCAGATGCTGGTGTAATTGCAGAAGTCATTACAACTGGCGCATCAACAGTTCAGATTGCACCAGGTGCAATTGGTTATAGCTTTGAAGGTACACCCAGTACAACTATTCCATGCAGAGTAACTAATTTATCAGGAGCAGCTTCAACCGTAGAAGTTACTCTTACAGCTATACAGCTGGAGGCATAAATGTCATCATTACGAGAATGGATTGTCACTCTTCATAATAAAGAGGACCTCGATGGTTTCTATGAAGATATGGAAACGCCAGGCGGAAATATTACTATTCCAGACCGAATGGTACAATGCCGTGAAAGAAGACTTATTTCTCGTAATACGCACTACATGCTTACTGATGAAGAAGCACAAGAAGTTAAAAACGATCCTCGTGTATGGGATGTAGAACTTGCAGAGCTTGTTGATCTGCTTACAAAGCCGCAAGGGTACACAATTACAGACGGAGAGTTTGATAAAAGTTGGACTGATGATGCAAGCGACATTAACTGGGGTTTGCTTCGTCACACGGAAGAAACAAACCGTAGCAACTGGGGTGCAAATGGAACATCTCTTGTAACTACCGACTTGACAATTACTGCATCGGGCAAAAATGTAGATGTTTGTATTGTCGATGGTCACATTGATCCAGCTCATCCAGAGTTTGCAAAAAATCCTGATGGAACTGGCGGAACACGAGTCGTTCAATATAACTGGTTTCAACACACGAACGAAGTAAGTGGTGGATCTAATGGAACATATGTTTATACTCCATATGTAGATTCTGGAAACGCAAATAGAACAAACGATAATAACCATGGATGCCATTGTGCTGGAACCGTTGCTGGTAACACCCAAGGTTGGGCTAGAGACGCTAACATTTATAATATAAGTCCATACGGTACAAATCCAAACAGCCTTTCTAGTTCACTTATGTGGGACTATATACGTGCTTGGCATAATAGTAAGGATATTAACGAAGCAACTGGCCGTAAAAATCCAACAATTACAAATAATAGCTATGGGTCTGTAATTACTACTGGGGAAGATGGATTTGGATTAGTTACTCGAGTAAATTATCGTGGCACAGATTATAATCCAGGGCGAAACCTTACTACTGCTGAATTACAAGCACGTGGGTTTTATGCACCAGATCAAACAATGACAATTCCATATTATTTTACATCGCGACAAGCTGACATGCAGGACGCAATCGACGATGGAATTATTATTGTAGCTTCAGCCGGTAACGCATCTTGGAAAATCGTAAACAGCACTGACCAAGACTGGAATAACACATTTAATGCAACGTATGGTGGCACTGATTATACATGGTATTTGCACAGAGGTACAGGGTCGGGTGCAGGTTATGCTCCTGTAATTGTTGTTGGAGCAACAAGTAACGATACGCAAGAAGATAAAGCACCATTCTCAAATTGCGGAAATCAAGTAGATATTTACGCTGCAGGCGAAGCAATACAAAGTGCTGTTCATGAAAAATCTGGAGACATCGCAGATCCTCGCGATTCAAATTACAACTTTGATAAGTATCAAGGAACAAGTATGTCAGGCCCACAAGTTGCGGGCGTACTTGCAATATTAGCAGAATCATGGCCAAACATGAAACAGGCTGATGCGCAAACTTGGCTCATAAACAACGCTTCTGTCGACCAAATGCAAGACACTGAAGCTGATGATCCTATGGATACTAATAGTTTACAAGGCGCACCTAATAGATACTTGCGTTGGATTCCGCAAAGACCAGTAAATGGAAATAACTTCCCATTTAAAACTTTATCATATCGTCCAACGTCAGGCATGGTATATCCACGCAGAAGAGTACAACAAACAAAATATGTTGCCGCTCAATCGTTCTCGCCAGATTATACGATAACAGTTACAAACAGCGGAGCAAGCGCGTACACATTATCAGGTAGCGATAGAAACGGATCCATATCTGGAAATAACCCTACACTTGCATTTAACGCTGGTGATAAAGTAAGATTTACTATTAATGCTTCAGGGCATCCATTTTATGTTAAGACGGCGCAAGTTACTGGAACCGGAAGTACTGCAAGCGGCGTAACAAATAATGGTGCAGAAAGTGGTAATGTTGATTGGAC